AGGCCTCAACACAACATACTATGATAACTATGTTTTTGACAATATCGAAGAACAGTTTAACGGCATTACAACTGAATTCTCCTTAAAATATGAAGAAGATGATATCACAGGAATTCATGCAAGAAATGCTATTATTACAATAGATTCCATTGTTCAGCAACCAGCTAGATTTGGAACAGTAAATATTCTTGGTGATTATAAACTAAGAGAAGTTGGATCCGCTACAACAATTAGTTTTACGGGAATAGGTGTTTCGCAACCATATGATCCCAATAACTCAGCAATTCCTGTTGGTGGACGCATTGTCTCTGTTGCATCAACAGAAGGATTTGCATATCAACCACTAGTATCTGCTGGTGGAACGGCAATTATTTCTGGATTTGGAACTGTTTCATCCATCTCGATTGGAAATAGTGGATCTGGATATAGATCTGGCATTCAAACTGTCAATGTTTCGGTTGCTAATTCAACCACTGGATCATACAGCAAAGTTGCTATTGGAACTGCAATTCTAACTGATGGAATCGTAACTGGTGTAGCCATTACAAATGCGGGATCAGGATACACATCTACAAATGCACCAATAGTATTCTTCGATCAACCACTGTCATACAGCAATCTCGAACTTTCATATAGCAGTGATTCTCCACAACAAGGTATTGGATCTGGAGCTAAAGTAAATGTTGTTGTTAGCGGTGGATCTAGTATATTGAATTTTGAACTAACATCAGTTGGATATGGATATCAGAATGGTGATATTCTCACTCTAGATGTTGGTGGAATTGCAGGAATACCAACAGATATTAGCAAAACATTCAGAGAGTTCCAGATTACTGTTGATTCCATTGATGGTGATACTTTCTCTGGGTGGACATTTGGCGAACTTCAAGTTCTTGATTCTTTAGATAGTCAGATAAATGGATTCAGAGATACCTTTAGTTTAAAACTAAATGATGAAATTATTGCAATTCAAAAGTCTGTTGGATCTCCGATTGAACTTGCATCTGTATTGATTGTATTTGTAAACAACATTATTCAAATTCCTGGTGCAGGATATAAGTTTAACGGTGGATCTAGAATTACTTTTACAGAGCCACTTAAATCTGGAGATAGAACTCAAATCTTCTTCTATAGAGGAACACCAGGAGTTGATGTTGTTGATGTAGATATTCTTGAAACAATTAAAGAAGGAGATACAGTAAAAGTTCATTCTGAGGTTCTTGCATTAACGGAAAATCAAAGAACTGTTACTGAAATCATATCTCCATCTGATGCAGAAACAAATAATTATTTTGGCCCAGGAAATGTTACAGATCAGGATCTTTTGAGACCTCTTGATTGGTGTCAACAAACAGAAGATGTGTTTGTCAATAACATTTCTATTCCAAAGGATAGATCCATATATGAACCAAATGTCTTCCCATCAACTAATATTATTAAGAGTGTTTCCTCATCAGATCAAGAGATGTATGTTGAATCTGTTAGAAGTTTCTTTGACAGCACTAACGAAAACAACGCATCTAAAAATGGTACTATTGAGATAGTTTCGCAGGATTCCATTGTTGCTGCATCCGCAACTGCCGTGGTTTCGGCTGCGGGAACAGTTTCTTCAATAACTATTGGAGTTGGTGGTTCTGGATATACTTCTGCTCCAGATGTATTCATCAGTGAACCCGTGGGTCTGGGATCAACACAAAGAGCAACGGCAACCAGTTCTATAACTGCTGGAATTGTTACCGCAATCACCGTTACTGGACCTGGAGTCGGATATACATCTACAAATGCACCTTCAGTATTAATTGAATCTCCTGTGACAAACAGAGAGAAAGTTAATAGTGCAACATATACTGGAGACTTTGGCATTGTATGTGGAGTCAGCAGTACTTCAGTTGGAGTTGCATCAACTGGAATTGTTTTTGATCTTCACATTCCAATGAATTCCTTCTTGAGAGATGTAAAGGTAGTTGGAACTGCTGTTACTTTAAGTGGCATTTCAACTGGTTACTATTTTGTTGTCAACAACTCAAATATTGGTTCTGGAATAACTGGAATAACTACAAGCAGTGGTGTTACTGTTGGGGTTGCAACACAATTTATAGATAGCATCTATGAAGTGGCTTCGGTTTCCATAGCACAAACACATGTTTACATTTCTGACCCTGCAGTTGGAACTGGATTAACATCAATTGCGAGAGTTGTTGTTGGAGTTTCTACTTATAACAACCTATCTGGATTTGGTACAGGATACTTTGGTGATTATAGTTGGGGTAGAGTGGATATTTCCTCTCGTACAGGAACCAAAGAATTTGAGATATATAATAATGGATTATCAGGAATAACTACCTCTCCAATTGTGAGAAGAGTCAATCCACTTAAGTCCTCCCAGTATCTACTATAAATACAAAAAACGTTACTAAAATGTCAGCGATTATAACGGATCAATTTAGAATACTTGGTGCTAAAAATTTCGTATCTGCTGCTACGTCTGAATCCAATTCATATTATGTGTTTTTGGGATTACCAAATCCAACGGATGTAGCTAGCGATTGGAATACGAGTCCTCCTGCACCTAAAGATTCTTTTGATCAGGAAGATGATTATTGGGACACCATGGTCGCTATGAAGAAACTCTCTTCTGGCGACATTAAGAGAATGACCAGAAAAGTTTCTTGGTCTACTGGTGTCACTTATGACATGTATCGTCATGATATTACTAGAGACAATCTTTCTAGACCATCAAATTCAACAAACATATATTCTGCAAATTATTTTGTAGTTAATAGCGAGTTTAAAGTTTATATTTGCTTACAAAACGGAACTGATCCAGAAAATCCAAATGGAAAGCCATCTTTGGATGAACCTAAATTCACAGATCTTGAACCGAGAGCTGCTGGGGTGAGTGGAGATGGATATGTTTGGAAATACCTTTATACAATTTCACCATCTGATATTGTAAAATTTGATTCTGTAAATTACATCCCCGTTCCAAGTGATTGGGAAAGCACATCTGATGCTTCAATAAGTGCAGTAAGAGATAATGCAGCAGTTAGTGGTCAAATTAAGATTGCAACAATAGTAAACAGAGGAGTTGCTGTAGGTCCACCAAATACCACATATACAAGAGTTCCCATTAGAGGAAATGGAAGTGGTGCTGAGGCAACTATTGTTGTTAATAACAGTTCACAAGTAGAGTCAATAACGATTTCTAATGGTGGGTCTGATTATACTTTCGGGACTGTTGATTTAGTTGCTGGTGGTGTTCCAATCGGAACCACCACTCCTATTTTTAATGTTATTATACCACCCAGAGGTGGCCACGGTGCTGATATTTACAGAGAACTCGGTGCTTTCTATGTTCTCCTTTATTCCAGAATTGAAAACGATACCCAAAATCCAGATTTCATAACGGGTAATGAAATTGCAAGAATTGGTATCATTGAAAATCCACAACAGTTTGGTTCTACCAATACTTTAACTTTAGATAAAGCAAGTGCAGTTTATGCATTGAAACTGGCCGGATCTGCCACTACAACTACAACATTTACATCAGATTCTCTGATAACACAAACAGTTGGTGTTGGTTCTACTGCCGTTGGTAGAGTGGTTTCTTATGATAACAATACTGGTGTTTTAAAGTATTGGCAAGATAAATCTAATTCAGGATTTACAACTGTAGGAGCCGCTATTACTAATCCAGCATACGGATTTGAGCAGTTTGAATTTACATCATCTCCAGGTGTTGGTGGAACATTTGTAATTGAAGGTGGATCGAATAACCTCAATATTGATACGGGTTTTACTGGTGTTTCGACGGTAATAAATAATAGGACATATTATCTTGGACAGAGTTTTAATAGTGGTGTTTCTAATCCTGAGTCTAAGAAATATTCTGGAAATATAATATTTGTGGATAATCGTCCAGAAGTGACTCGCTCTGTAAATCAAAAAGAAGATATCAAAGTTATTTTGCAATTCTAATAAGAAATCATGCCACAGGAAACTAATCTCAACATCAATCCATATTTTGATGATTTTGATAAAGAGAAAAACTTTAATAGAGTTTTATTCAAACCATCTTACCCTGTACAAGCAAGAGAGTTAAATTCTCTCCAGTCTATGCTGCAGAACCAAATTGAACAATTTGGTGATCACATGTTTAAGGAGGGATCAATAGTAATCCCTGGAGGCGTTTCTTATAACAGTAGATATCAGTGTATAGAACTTCAGAATGATTTTTCTGGAGTTGATGTATCTAGCTACATTTCTGCTCTTGTCGGAACTACAATTAGGGGTGAAGTTACAGGAATCGAAGCTGTAGTGGACGGATTTCTTACTTCTGAGCAGTCCGAAAGATCCAATGCAACATTGTATGTAGTATATCTCCGTTCTGGAACTGATGAAGAAGGATCTAAGACATTTGCTGATGGTGAAAATTTAATTACCATCTCTGGAATTTCCCTCAGTAATGTTTTAATTGGTGCGAATGAGACATTTGCTACTACAATTCCTCAAGATGCAGCTTCCACTGGATCTTCATTTAATGTAGATGATGGAGTTTATTTTTTAAGAGGTCATTTTGTAGAAATTGACGCTCAAACTCTTGTATTAGATCAATATACAAATGAACCTTCATATAAAGTAGGTTTTAATATTTTAGAAGAAATTGTCACAGCAGACGAGGATGAAAGTCTCTATGATAATGCTCAAGGATTTAATAATTTTGGCGCTCCTGGTGCTGATAGATTAAAAATTACAGCAACCTTATCAAAAAGAGCGATTGATGACACAGATTCTGATAATTTCGTACAAATTACTCAGATCAGGGATGGAGATATTTTAAACACCCCAACTGGGCCAAATTATAATCATATCCAGGATAGTATTGCTCAAGCAAGGTACGATGAATCTGGCGATTACTACATCATGCCATTTGATGTTGATGTAGATGAAAGTTTAAATGACCTTGAAGGAAATAATGGTTATTTTGACGCTGGAGAGTCAACATATGAGGGAAATGAACCATCAGATGATTTGATGGAATATGTTGTAAGTCCTGGTAAAGCAGTTGTACGAGGATATCATATTAATACGGAAGACGAAACTGTAATTGATGTTCCAAAACCAAGAACTACACAAGAAGTAGAAGAACAAAATATTGACTTTATTAATGGTAAGACGGTAAGACTTACAAATGTACAGGGAAATCCTAAAATTGGTCTTGGAAATACTTACTTTGTAAGTTTGATGGATGAAAGATTAAGTGGTGATCCACTTGAAGTTGCAATAGGAAGAACAGTCGGAAGAGCAAGAATTTATGACTTTGCTCTTGAGGGTGGATCTTATGATTCATTGAATCTTCAATTGAATCAATACGATGCCTCTCTTTATGATGTTGAATTTAATCAAAGAATTATTTTTAATACAAAAGTATCTCTGACCACTCCTCTTCATGTTGAGGGTAGAAATAGTGGCGCACAAGGATACTTGGTAGAAAGCACAGAAAATAGTAGAATTTTCTATCTCTCTGATGTTAGTGGGAGATTTATCAGAAATGAAACCGTAGCATTCAATGGAATCACCACCACAGGAACCATAAAACATGCATGGAGATATGGACTAAATGATGTTAAAGCTCTTTATGCTGAAAGAGATGACAATATTGGAATTAGTACCTTTGGAGCAGATGTTAACTTAAGAGGATTCACAACAAGAAGAGGAACTGGAAATATTGGTATCGCGTCCATTAGCCTTAATGCAGGTGCATTCCCTGGAATTTGCACAATTACAGTAGCAGATCCTGATGTCTTTAGATTTGCAAGACCAGCGCATCGTTATGATGATTGGCAGTCAGGAACGGAACCTCCACTCAATGATCCCAACAATAACTTACCAACAAGAGCTAGACTGGTTGGTGGAGACATTATTAGATGGACTGATCCTCTTACAAGTGAACAATGCTTCGGAAGAGTTATAAGAAGATTTAGCAATGATCTGAATACTTCAACTTTCCATGTTGTTGGTGTTGCTACTGTTAGTGGTATTACAAGAGCTTTACCTACAGTTACTGAATATGCTGGCATTTCTTCAGATAGTATTGATGTTACTGATCTTCAAATATTGAAGTCCTCAATGAGAGGAAACAGAAGAAACGCACTCTTCACTCGTCTTCCATTTGAGAATATTGCTGAAGTTGATATTAGTCAATCGGATATTATTGTAAGAAGACAATTTTCTGTTGATATAACAAATAATACTGCATCGGTCACTCTTTCTGCAGCAAATGAAACTTTCCTTTCTTTTGATGAGGAAAGATATTCTCTGATTAGATCAGATGGCGGTATTGAGGTTTTAACTGAAGACAAATTTAATTTATCTACTAATGGTAAAACGATTACCATTAATAACTTGGGAACCAACAATGTTGGTGCTGATCTCATCACGACGATTA